ATGATCTTGTAGATTCGGCTGTATGTGTTCGGCAATCCGATCTCTGTCCATGTATATCCACGGTTGTCTGTCACCCACAATTTTCCGTTTCCACCAGCACCTTCTCCAACCAGCCAGGTCTTATCGTCCCACATCCAGCAGGCACCCAGGTTCACACCTACAGCGGGTCCGGAAACAGATTGCCAGGTTACCCCGCCGTTGGTTGAGTACACAACGGCGTTGGAATTACCAACAGCAAGCACGTTGGCTGAATCTTTGGCGTGTACAGAATTGAGGTTCTGCGTGGTTGCAACTCCCGCATCCTGAACTTCTGCCTTTACCTTATGGTTCTTCACAAAGTAAATATATCCACCATTTCCAACGATCCATGTATGGCGTGCATCCGCAGATGAAATTGCAAGCGGTTCTTTTGTGGCAACAAAACCGGAGGTCGTTTCAAGCCATGTGTTGTCTGCAATGAACACATCGTCAATATCTGTGTAGTGCATGGAGTTTGATACGCTGGATACATAAACGATATCAGATCCAATAACAACACCATCTTCGATTGTTTCATTCGAGAACATGGTTGTGATGGTCTGGCTCGACCAGGTTTCCCCGCCATCTTCTGAATAAAGAAGTGTCGGTTGTGTGCCTGGAGTTGCGCTTGCGCCTGCCATTGTAGCAAGAACACGGTCACAGGGAGCAGAACAATCTTCGCAGTCATCGCCACCATAGACATCCACGGTATAGATAAGGCGTGTGGTTTCGGCAGAAGCAACCTGATCCTGGCTCATGCGGAGCAGTTCCCAATAATCTTCGGCGGTCATATCGACCATCGAGTTTGTCGGGTTGTTCTCGTCCCGTCCAAACGCGCCAAAGTTCTCGAATCCATGATTCGAGATACGCCCATCCGGGAAATACACCCATTTCTCTCCACCATCGGAGAAGTCCTGCGGGTTTCCACAACGCCCCGAAAGGGCAAAGATATCCACCCGGCACCCTCTGTTCGCCCAGCCCATAAGGATATCCTTGACTGCGGTGTAGCGTGCGCCTATGGATAGGGTCGCCCTGTCATCACTTCCGGGGACAACGCCTACCTGGATATCCTTTCCGTAACTGTTCGGGTCTGGTGCGGTGATCTTTGTGTCCTCACCAAAAGAATGGGATGGGTCGCCTGAAAACTTACCCAATGCAAGGAAAGACGGCGACCTCGTGGGATGTACTCCACCTTCAATGTACCAAACTCTCTGGTTGAGAGCGGTCAAAGCAGTTTGTTCACTCATTGTGACCTCCTAACTCAAATTCCTGTTCAGATAGAAAATATGCTTCGTTCAGGCGTTGTACATCAACCAGCAATGCCTCCTGCAAAGCACCCATTAATTCTTTTGAATGTGCCGAAGCATTTCGGTAATTCAATATCTTTCTCCTGTGTAACGCATTATGTAAATTCGTGGCAAACGGCTCCGGCAGTTTCAGTGAATCGATCAACCCTTCCGGCGGACCTATCGTAACCATCATACCGCTTGCATTCATAAACGTGTCGTAATTCCTTCCTTTTTCATCTGTATATACGGCTATTTCCATGCTTCCTCACTTTATGATCCTTACTCCGTTCCGATGTACCGCCTTGTAAGCGAATATTGCTCCCATGGTGGTTCCGAACTTGTTCGACATCAGTTCGGGCGTCACCTGGAAACTCAACTCCGGCGTGTTCAACGAAGCATCTTTTCTCCAATGATCGATGAACTGCTGTACATTGCTACACCCACACGCAGGTCTATCCAACCTGGATGCTGCGTAGTACGCAACCGCACGCTTCCAGTAGCGGGACATGGTTACATTATACCTTAATATGCTCTTGTCTTGAAATCCTGAATAATACCAGAACCGAACCTGGTCAGGCGCACGGCACCCAGCCCATTCAGCAGAATCAAACTCCTCATCGTCAGAATCCCACGATGCTGGAGCAGGAACCGCAAATCCCAATCGCGGGTCGCGAAGATGGAAGCACCCTGCCTGTGTATCAAAATTGCAGGCAACGCAGGTGGAAGATGAGCAGGTTGTATATCCTGGAATTCGTTCCCAAATGAATTGTACCTGCGTGGATGGGTCGTTATAAACCCTGTAAACATCAACGGTTGTTTCGTAGTTTGTTGCATCATCACCGTCAATTGCCTCTGCATCAAACGTGTCCATCGTTTCTTTGAGAACGACCTGCCATGACTTAAAGGTAATGGTTGCAATCCCGCCAGATATGGATACCTCAATCGGTCTTATTTCCCATCCATCATCCCCGCTTTCGCCAGCATAATACACATGGATCTCGTTGGTATCTGTAACGCTTGTGGCAACAGAAACGGTGCATAGTTCAGAATATCCATCTCCGTTTGGGTCAGAGCGGGTGATGGCAGAACCCAACTCAATGGCTGTCTTTGTTTTCACTCCACCGCTTATCACGTGTCCTTTTGACAGTTCAATTGAGCGGAGCATGGAACGCGGATTTAATCCAGATAAACTATAACTTTCTGGAACCAGCGGGCGCGTGACAAGTTTTCTTTCTTCAACTGACCAATCTGGAATAAGGTTATACCCAACCTCAAGGGCGATATCGTTTTCCGCTTCGGATATCGCTTCTGCCACATCCTCCCTGCTTACCCTGTCAGAGTGTTGCCATTGGTATTGGAACCAGTTGGTGCCACACACGTTCCCGCTGAACAGAGTGCTGGAAAGTGAATTGGCGTGAAGCGGATTAACGCCGATAATAGAAAACCATTCGTCCAAACTTAACCATGTTTTAATTTCTGATCGAGCCATCTATTTCCTGTATTCCTTCCGCCTTTTTCATCACTCTGGCAAAGTGGAACATATAATTTCTGCTATATATTGGTCGGTTGTTCAGGCGTTCAAACGCCCTGTCAAGAGATTTTGTTGTTGTGAAAACATGAACGAACCTGTCGCATCCTGCACAAAGAAATCCAAGAGAATCCCTTAATTTATCCTGTTTCCTTCGTATCAGTTTTCCGATGTCAACCATATTTTCTTCAAAGCAGTGAGTACAGATGATAGGAACTTCTTGCATACTTGTATTATACGCCATATTATGACATTTGGCACTATGTAAATTAATTGTTTTTGGCGTAAAATGTTATAGATGGAGATGAAATCAGGATGTGCACATTCGTTAGTTTTGTTAGCACTGGTATTTATCACCTTATATGGATTGTGTTTGCTGATGGGAGAATAGGAAATGAAATGTCCAGTATGTAATGGCGGTGGAAAACTTACTGTCCACGAGTGCGTGCAATACAGAATCGTTTATCATACCATTTATGATCCGTGTGGGTATTGTGATTCGGCAGGGAAGGTAAATATTCTAAAGTGGATTTCTTATGTTTGGCATTGCGGTTTTCCAAAGAAGGACACATTATGACAGACGCGCAGATAGCAAAACTATTCGATGAATGGTACGAATCATTACCGATAGATGATAGGATGGCAGTTAATCGGCATTATAAAAAGCTGATACGTATTCGTAATCTAGGACCTAATGGAGTAAGAGCGTTACTGGCCAAACTGTATGTTTGTTTAGGAGATCATAAGTGAACAAGAAAAGAGAAGAAAAAATAAGAGGTGTATTGGGCTATCTATATTGGACTGCACATACAGATGGTCGATGTTTAGGCAAAAAAGCACTAACAGGTATATATTTTGGAAATGCGAATATCTCGATAGAGAGTACCGCAATTCAGCTTGGTTGCAAGCCAGATACTGGCGATTATGTAAAAGCTAAAATGACCTGGATCAACAAGGTTATAAATCGTTTTCTAAATAGGTGTAATTCATACACAGATAATAACTATTATGTATTACTTACTGGATACAAATAACATGGAGCGAATATGACTAAACTCACAGAAGAATTATATAACGCCTTATTAGAATGGCGCGTAAAGTGGATAGGCATGGATGATGAATTTGAAATGCTTGATGGATGTAAATGTGAACAATGTAATCTGGTAAGGGCGTTTGACAACTACTTATACGATGTGAAACTAAAACAAGTCCGGAACGGAAAGGTGGTGGATAGATGAGTAAAGAAATAAATCCCTATGATATTAATGCTATGCACAAATTCCTCTTAGAAAAAAATAAAGAAATGCACAAAGAAATACCGTCAGATAGTTTTTTGCCGAGCGATTACGAACAAACTATAGATGATCTAAAAAGGCAAGTCCAATCCGCCAACGAATTTACGCAGAGGTTGGCTAATGTAATTAATATAATATTGTGGGAAGAAGGATACCAGATGGGAAAACAGTCTATAGAGGTGGCAGAAGAAGCACTAAAAATCCACGAAGAAAGGATAAAGGGATGATTGAGAGACCGATTTTGTTTTCAGGTGAAATGGTGCGATCCATTCTTGATGGAAGAAAGACACAGACCAGAAGGGTGATCAAGCCAGCAGAGCGGGTTGCTTTGATCGAGGAAATAATCAGGGTAAATGGAGAATTTTATTTTGATCTATTAGATTATGAGGTAATCAGTCCTTACGGTCGGGCAGGTGACCAGTTGTGGGTGAGGGAAACTTGGCAATATTATTATTTTGGACATAGCGGGGTAAACGCACAAGGAATTAGGTATAAAGCCGATAATGCTATGCTTTGGAGAACACAGGCAAAACCTATAACAGATCATAAATGGAGACCATCCATTCACATGCCCCGCTGGGCTAGCAGGATTGATCTGCTAGTCAAGGATATCCGAGTTGAGAGATTGCAGGACATCAGCGAAAAGGATGCCGAAGCAGAAGGAATCCACTTACTCGGTTTACCGCCAGATGAGCGATATAACCACCCAAGAAAGCACATCGTAGCATTTATTGAACTATGGAACATGATCAACCTCAATCGGGGCTATGGATGGGAAGCCAATCCCTGGGTGTGGGTGATCGAGTTTGAAAGGATAGGCAATGAATAGCGAAATAAAGACCTATGAAATATATCTTCCGGTTGTTAGTTGGTCGGATGTTCCAGAGAAAATGGGAACGGTGATACAAGAAATAAACACAATTGCAGTAATTGCTGTAACTTATGGAAATGACACATCTTCAACGGATAACCCATGAGTAATCTAATTAAATGGCTGCTACTCCCGATCTACCCTATATTATGGGTACTGCATAAACTGTTTATACGGCATGAGATAAAGGTGCTGTCATATCGGATACCGCATGAGGAGAATTGAAATGACTTTTGGAATTGATGTGTCACTAAATAATGATGTTCATAACGAAGCATCCCTGAAACTGCTACAGTCTTTGGGGCTATCGGCTATCGTTATCCGACTTGGAGATGGGTACAGGGAAGATAACAAGTGTCAGTATTTCGTTGATCTTGCTAGGAAATTAGGACTTCCTTTCGGCGGGTATTATGTCCCTTATGGCGGGAATGATTTACAAAAGGAACTGGACACCATGAAACAAGTCCTGTCAAAATATCCAGATTGTAAGTCCACCTTCGTTGATGCGGAGTGGTATAAGTATGCCAGTGGAGCAATCGTTCCCGCTAATATCCTCGAACAGCACTTTTGGAAATTCTACCTGGTGTCAGAAGCAGATGCTATCTATACGGCTCGCTGGTGCGTGGACGGTTATTTTCCGAAGGTAGGTGATTGGATGTTGGAAGATCAAATAGACAAACAAAGACTTCATTGGTTCGCTAATTATGTTAAATATTATCCGCCGTTCTGGAATTACATTACATCATTAGGCGGATCTCTTGACCCGAATGATAATAAACTTATCAGCATAGACCATTTACCAACCATCCTTGAATTGATCGCAACTGGAAAGCCTGACCTTCCTAGAAAAGAAATGGATTGGGCGATGTGGCAATGTATCACCTATCTGCCGTTTAAGGAGCTGACCTATTGGCAGAGGCATTTAGACTATAATCTTATCAAGCCTGAATATTTTGAAAAATGGTTTGGAGAATTACCAATTGAGCCACCTAATCACGAGGACAATGAAATGATAACTAATGCAACAGTAAAAGCTACACCAATATTCAACATCCGCAGCGCGCCGAGTACCAGTTCTACCGACATCGGCGACCTGGTGGATGGTCAGCGTATCATGATCGACAAAGAACAGATGGGTACTGATGGTTATGTGTGGGCGAATATATCAGTTCCAAAGAGCGGATGGGTTCGTTCTGATGGATATGTCAAGGATACGGTCTTACCTGCTGTAGATGAGAAAGCGATACGGTTAGACGAGATTGGCAAAATGGAAAGTTACATTACTGCTAGAAAAGCAGAATTGGGATGAGATATGCCTATAATCCTAGACCCTGACCCAACTTTACGAAATAACCTATTATCCTTCGGCTGGGAGTGCGGAGAAGGCTGGCGTCCGCTTATACAGGAACTAATTGACAAACTGGATAAGTTACCGGAAGATATTTATGTTACGCAGATCAAAGAGAAGTTTGGCACATTGCGGTTTTATATCATGAGCGGTTCGGAAATAGCAGACGGTCTTATCGAAGAATATGAGCATAAGTCCGCTGTGGTCTGTGAGGTGTGCGGACAGACTGGCAGGTTGCGGGAAAGAGGCAGATGGTATAAGACCTTATGTGATAGTTGTGCTGTAGAACATGGATATAGAGACGCATAGAGGTTAGAAATCGAGTTATAGATAGGAGGCAAGATGAGCGCACAATTAGATTTGTACTCTGTGGTTTACGGCAGTATGTCAGAATTGGCTATCAAGGAATATGAAGAATTGCTTGCCATAAAAGAAAAGTATCAATGGAAACCATTCCCAGATGAAGCCGCTAAAGACGCCTATTCAATCATTGTGTACCCGAATGTAGAGGAATGGGCTTGGCACCCTTCGTGGGAATGGCATGGAGTTGCAATCACAAACGAAAAAGAACCTACCCACTATATGGTTCTACCAGAAGAACCAGAGGAGACCGAAAATGAACAAAATTGATCGTTACGAATACCTATCAGAACTATCAGACCCGTTGCGGTTCTTTCGTGGTATGATAAACGGGTTCGCGTTAAGTGCGATATTTTGGGCGATAATAATATGGCTGATACTATGACCCCCAATCCAGGCAGTAAAGAAGCGATAGAGCAGGGCTGTACCTGTCCTGTTTACGATAACGCGCATGGCAAAGGAATTCCTTTTGACGGCGAGACCTGCTTCTGGTATGACAGTACGTGTAACGTTCATGGTGTACCAATTTATACCGTTTATAAATGCTCAGTCTGTGCGTTCCAGACAACCGACAAAGAGCGATTAGAAAAGCATATTGATAAGCACAAATGACCAATAACATCATGCACCAGTTATGTTTAGCGTGTCTGAGCATAGCAGAATATAAACTCATAGATATTAAGAATAACCTGTACTATTATAAATGCCCTAAATGCGGGTGGGTTATTTATTATGAGGACTATTAAGGAGAAACCTTTTGAAAAAGCATATATGGGAGCAGGAAGAAATAGATGCTCTAATAAAAGCATATTCACAATTAGACTTAAATATAACAGATTTCGCAAAAGAATACTCAAATACAACAGGAAAAGGTCACAACTCAATCAAGGGACAGCTCTATAGGCTTGAGCGTGACGGGAGAATAAAACTAACCAGAAGAAAGGGTGGACAACCAAAGAAAGAACCAGACGAGGAAAGAGAATCGTCCAGCGTTGAATATGGCGATAACTATATCAATGTTATCTGTGCGTCAAGAAGAATAAAATCACAGGAAGATGCCATAGAAGAATTTGGAATTGATACTGATATTTGGAAGGTTGTCAAATGCAAGGTCAAGACAAGCGAGGGTTATCGGAAAGACAGAAAGGTTGATTGGCACGTAACCGATGGGCGCGTTACATCAGGCGATGTTGAAGATTCTGGTAAGATGCTTGTTGTTCCATTGTTCCATGTTGAGTTACGGCTGGAACGCAGGGAAGTACCAAAGATCGAGAATATTATTGCAGACTTTGAGAAAATGGCTGGAAACTATAAACCGCCAGAGTTCAAATACACAGATATAAACCTACGAAATAACATTCTCGAAATATCCATTACAGACCTACACATGGGTAAACTGTCGTGGGGGAAAGAATCAGGACAGGATTATGATACAAAGATAGCGAAACAAAGAATGATGTTTGCTATAAACGACATATTGAGTAGAACACAAGGCACAAAGTTCAAGAAAATAATCTTTCCTGTTGGAAACGATTTATTAAATTCTGATACCATTGGCGGAGCGACAACGGCGGGAACACAGGTCGCAAATGATTCCAGGTGGCAAAAATTATTCTTTGACATAACCCACGCTCTTATTGAGGCGATTGATATTATGTCGTCTGTTGCCCCAATAGATATATTCTGGATTCCTGGAAACCATGATACGATGTCATCTTTCTTTACGCTCAACTATCTTTATGCGTGGTACAGGAAATCAAAGTGCGTTAATATAGACCCAAGCCCAACCCCCAGAAAATATGTTGAGTTTGGAAACTGCCTGATTGGTTTCTCTCACGGATCAAGTGATTCAAAAAGAATAACAGAACTAATGCAGGTTGAAGCAAGAGAGGCGTGGGGAAGAACAATCTATCACGAGTTTCATCTTGGGGATTTGCACCATGAAATAGTTAAAGAGAATGGTGGATTGACCGTCAGAAGGTTATCATCTTTGACCGCTACGGATAACTGGCACGCAGAAAAAGGATATGTCGGATCTGTTCAGAAAGCGCAGGCTTTTGTGTGGAATAAGGACAGAGGATTATTGAACATTATCAATAGTCCAGTATAAGGTAGAATATATAGGTGAGCGGATTAGCAACGGCAAGCCCTGTAAGGCGTATAGGAAAGTAGAAAAACCATGAACTATACATGCAACGAAATGTGTTTGTTATCAGAATGGGATGAAAATAAACCCCGTGATTGTTCTATTTGCCCCGCAAGAAGGAAATTAACTCGTCAAGAAGTATTGCAACTGCGGATAATGCAAATGGTAGAGCAATCATTTCTCCGAAGGATGATAGCGATAAAATGATCCAACCCAAACCTGCGTACCAACTAAAACACCAGACACAACTCAAAACATCTGGTAAAAACCCGTCCGGTATTATCTCCACCTCATCATCCGAATCGTGTCGGATTCCTGCCAACTCCCTTATCTTTACGAATATCCTCAACGGTCCGACTTCATTGACAAGCATGGATGAAACCCGCCACGTTGCCAATCCGTATATAATTAATTCAGCAATGTTCATGAAATAGGTCGCCCCAACGCCTGTGCAGGATCATTATGTGCCATACTTCCATCGTTCGATAAAATCCTGTAATATGGATTTCCCATCGAATCTGTAAACGACATCAGGTGATCAATATCTCCCCTAAATATATTCCTGATGGAATGATGCTGGTTATTTCCAAACCGATAGAATATTCCTCTGTCTACTGTAGAGCGTATGGAGAATGTTTCAACAATTGGACCGACATATTGAATTGTCACCATTTCTGTGTCTTTTCCGTCTTCAGGAGAAGCACGCGTTATTGATGAAAAATTACCAGACGAACTCATTGTGCTTGCAGGTTTGCTAACCGACTTTTTCTTTGCGCCACATCCACACGCCATTTGTTTTTCTCCTATTCGATATCCATACCACTTCTTGTCCATGTATGCACGGATATCTTCTATTTTAGCATAGTCATTGTCCCTTTTGGTCGATGTCAATTTCCTGTAAACAAAAAGGGGTTCTTCTATGTGATAAGCACAATACCCAAGATCGTGGATTGCAACCTGAAAGTCCCAATCCTCCATACCTGGTATATTCAGATCCCAGCATTTTTGTTTTTTGTAAACCGCATCTATTATGTCCCTCGGAACCAAAACCGATGAACCTGGATAACGCATTGCCTTCGCAACAAGCGTTTGATCAAACTCCCCATATTTATAAACTTCCAACTTATCGCCAGTGTCTTGAATGATATCTGAATAAATAACGCCATGGTTCAATTCACCATAAGCAACCATTCTGTCAAGGAACCACGGAAGCCAGATGTCGTCTGCATCCAACCACACCACAAAAGAACTGCCGTGAGATATGTAGGGAAGTCCGGCGTTTCTTGCAAAGGAAGCCCCTTTATTTCCATTCACATTGATCACTTTTGCCCACGGCGCGCCAGGAATATTCTTTTCCCATTTCCTGCCAGTATCGTTCACAACGATACATTCCCAATCAGGATAGGACTGTGCCTGGATACTGTCTAACGCATCGATCAAATATTTTTCATGTCCCGGTCCACAAGTAACAATAATACTTACAACAGGGTAGGCATGGTCGTTTATATACCAGAACCGAAGTCCCTTTGGCATTGCATTGGCAGAAAAGGGAACAAGGTGCGGAGCAGGGTGTTCTCCTCCACTTTGTTGCAATATCTTTTCAGCTTCCCTGAAATTGGCTGATCCAATTCTCCACGGAAACCACGCAGTCCAATCAGGTTCTCCACCCTTTTCTTTCCACTCTACCGCACCTTTTGATGTTTCAAGAATCCTGTGAAAATATGTTACTTCCTCTGTTACTTTCTTTGCATTAAATCCAAGCGATGTTATCCTGCACCAGAACTCGGCATCCTCGTTTCTATCCATTCTAACGCGGTATCCACCAGAGCGTTCAAATACCTCTCTTCTTGCCATAGCACAGGAAGGTATCTGGTTCAAGTGTGCCATCTGGTGCATCCAATTAAATTCTTTGTGTGGCCATCCGCTTCTTACAACATTTCCGTTTTTATCTTTATTTCTGGATCCATCCTCATTAACCACTTCAAGATGTCCATACGTGATATGTACAAGCGGGTCTTTGTCAAGAGGAACCGATTCCAATTCAAGTGCGTTATGTGCAAGCCAATCATCTGCATCTACGTGTCGAATATATCTTCCATTGGCATGAGAAAATCCAAAGTTGCGCGCTCCAGGTAATCCAAGATTGTTCGGTGGGCGAAGATACTTGATTCTTGCGTCCTTCTTTTCATATTCAGACACAAGATTTTTGGTAGATTCCATCAAGGCATCGTCAATAACAAGACACTCAAAATCCTTCATGGTCTGGTTCAAAACAGTATCCAAACACTTTGGTAAATACCTGTCCAGTTTATATGCAGTAACGATGACAGATACCTTTGGTCTGTTCACTTCATAAAAATCACTATACACCTTTTTGAAGATATTGGCATATTGTTCTATGCGTGGTTCCCATGTCCAGTTTGTGCGCACATCAGCAAGGCAGTTCTTTGAAAGCGTATCCCTTTCTGCAAAGCACAATTCAATACATTCTTTGAGTGCCTTGTAATCCCCCAGTTTTGCCAAATATCCTGTAAATCCCTGTTTTACAATCTCGTTGTTTCCACCCCAGTCCCATCCCGCAATAGGAATGCCACTCGCTAATGCTTCAAGCGTGCCTATGCCAAATGTTTCCCTTGCAGTAGAAAGATAAACACCGGCAGTCGCAACCAGTTCTTTCATGTCTTGATGGGAAATAACACCAACAAGTTTAACGTTCTGTCTTTCTTTTCCTATTGTAGATATGAACTGCGTACCTGGCATTCTCCTTGCAATTTCCTGCATATCATCCGGGTTGCTAACGAAATCCGCCCTTGCTTTATTCCATAAGACAAACCCTTCATTTTTTTTATTGTGGATGAAGTCTTCGTGATCCACACCATGCCATACAACTTCAGGGTAGAAAAATCCCCCACGTCTGACAGCGTTAGCTACCCAGTTGGATGGTACTGTATGTGCAACTGCCATTTTCATTGCATCCACCACTGTCTTGTTGACATCCATAAACCCATCAGACCACGGTTGCCTGCTCCAATAGAGGCCATGCGATATGTGAACGATTGGTATTCCTGCAATATGTGTCTGCATACCGCCATGGTTGGCTATAATATGTGCCTGCTTTGGGTCAGAAACAACCTCGATACCGAAGGTCGGCAGGTGCTTTATCATCGCCTCACATACCCGCCTAATTCCTGCGTTGTCGGCTTTTAGGGGCGCACCGATATAGTTAGGGCTTATAAAAATTTTGATCATTGTTTATGCTTCCTTAAATATTTTACAGCAGATAGTGTCATTTTTCCTCCCACCAATCCATTGTTTTCTTTATTCCTTCACGGATAGGCGTGTATGGTTTCCACGACAGTTCTGATCTGGCTTTCGATATGTTTATTTTTACTACCTTTCGTGGATCTTCAATAGAGTTATGATCCCATTTATAGCCACGAATATCATACAGGTCTTCCATAATTCTGCAAATATCATTAACAGATAATGAGTTTCCCGAAGCAATATTGAACAACCCGGGCGGGCAATAGAGGGCATTTACAACCGCCTGCGCCACATCACCAGCATAAACAAAATCCCGTTTTTGGTTCCCATCTCCGTTGATATAAAACTCGTCCCCATACTTGAAATGCCTGATGATCCTCGGTATCAATTGGTTTTCGCCGATAGGCACCTGATTTTCCCCATAAACATTGCCGAACCTGAGTATGGTCGCTTTTCCATCAAGTCGCAGATAATTCTCCGCAGCCAATTTTGATATTCCATAAGGGCTGTCTGGAAGCGTTTGGCTACTCTCATTTAACTTCCCATTTATATCCTTATATACCGCAGAAGTGGACGAAAAAATGATTTTCTTTGCCTCCACGTTGCACGAGGCATTGATTATATTCAAAGTTCCCACCACGTTCACCTCGTTGTCAAATACAGGGTTCATAATTGAGGTAGATATGGCTGGTTGCGCAGCCAGGTGGATAACGTATTCAGGTTTGAACGAGTTGAATGTTCTTATCGTAAATGGCAGATCAGTTATATCCCCTTCACAAATATTAAATCGATCACCATGTTTTTCTGTAAATGGGGCAATGTTGGAAAATTTTCCAGTAGAGAAATTGTCTATGGCAAGTATATTATTGTTCCTTGTTTTGAGAAGAAGGTCTATGATGTGCGATGCAACGAAACCGGCACCGCCTGAAATTAATATTTTCATTCGGCATCCTTTTGCATTCTATCAACAATGAATTTCATCTTTTCATCCATTTTCTGATATTCGTCTATGGCAATCAACCGTTTCAGTTTTGAGGCAGACCATCCGTGATTGCGCTTATGGTAGTGTGTTTTCCATTGGGGGCGTGATGTATTTCCTTCATGGTCGCTTCCAACGATACGGATATCCGGTTCTATCTGCTCAAGCAGTTTGTCAAGTTCCCGCTCTGTGGAATATACATAAACCGTGTCCACATATTTCAACGCAAGCAGTATCTCGGCGCGTTCGTCAACCGTGAGTACCTGGTCTGGTTTGGCGTGCAGAAGAACGATAACCTCGTGACACAACTCTTTGGCTTCTTTTAGTAGACGGATATAGCCAGGGTGTATCAAAGAAAATGCGCCAGCGATAACACCTTTTTGGTACTGTTTCCATCCAAATGGGCGTAGCGTTACATCAACACCACGATGTATAAGGTCGTCGCACATATTTCTTGCCGCATATAAATTGGTGGAATGTATTCTAATTTCGGTGTGCAGATTATGTTCAATCCAGCGCATATTAATCATCCAACGAACTATTTCTGCTCCAGTGTTTTCGTCAGAGTAATCCTGAAACTCCCCACCATTCAGATCAAAATCAAGCGACACAATATCCCATTTATGGAGTGTCAAGTAGCGTAAACACTCTTTCACATTCGTAACGATGGTAAGGTCATAATAATCCTTATAAAGTTCTCTTGCTTTTTCAATTCTTTCAGTACGATCATCCAAAAATAACATTCTTTTCTTCGGGCTATACATTTTTTCTCCTCTTATCCATAATTTCAGCTCTATGAATGGAATAAAAATCCTTTATCGTTTTGGTTATCGTGCGCAGATCGTCCATCGTCAAATCCTGATGGCATCCAACATAAAATCCGCCCTTGTCAATCATCTGTGCATTCTTGTAATCAGATGGGTTCCACATTCCTTTGTAGCATGGTTGGTTGACCAAAGGAAGAAGTTCCCTTGTTTCTACTCCATGTAACTCAAGGTATTCTGTCAATTCCTTTTTTTCGTCACCGTAACACATGATCGGGTACATCATCCAGGCATGACCGCAATCAAAGCGTTTCTTCGGAAGATTGATGAATGTTTTCAACTCTTCCAGTTTCATTGTAAGGAACGCGGCGTTGGTAGCACGTGCGATAAGCATGTCCTTATAATCATCAAGTTGTGCAATGGCGAGCGCAGATTCCAGTTCTGTTATCCTGAACGAATGTCCAATGCTCTCAAAATTGAATCTTCTCGATATAACCTCCTTCAATTCCTTGTCATTCAAATTCTTATCGTCGTCTATGGAAAGATATATCCCGTCCCTTCCATGATTAACCAAAGAACGCATTTTCACTGCCAGTTCTGAATCATTTGTTGTCGCTATCCCACCAACGCCAGTTGTCAGCAAATGAGCAATATATGTACTGAAACATCCAACATCTCCCCATGACCCAACCATTCTTCCCGAACAGTCCACGAACATACATTCGCAGGAATCCTCGATGATCGCCAGTTTGAACTCTTTGGCAATTCCCTTTAGTTTGGTCATGTCGCATGGATGTCCGAACAGGTGAACAGGGATCATTGCCCTTGTTCTGTTCGTTATCAATCTCTCGTAATTCTTCATAAGAATGTGAGGATTCATTTCATAATACGACAGATCAACATCCACAAGAACTGGTTTCATTTTGTTGTGCAAAACAATATTGGCGGTAGCCACGAATGTGACGGATGGAATAAGCACCTCGTCACCATCTTCCCATCCACGCAGTTCTTTGAGTGCCTGTAACGCAACCTGCAAAGAGGATGTGCCTGAATTGGACAATACGCCGTATCTGCATTGGTGTATTTCTGCAAACCGATTCTCGAATTCACGCGAATAAGGACCGTAACTCAACCGTTCAGAGGTGAGAACATCATTGATCAGCCCACGCATCTTCTCCGTTGTTTTGAATGTTCCCACGCCTATTTGTTTCATAATAATACCTCTTGTACTCCAGACAACCTCTTGTTGGTCATTTCGATATATTCAGGATTCAATTCTATGCCGATTGCGTTCCTTTTGTGCTTTATGGATACAAGTAGGGTAGTACCTGAACCACTGAATGGGTCGAGGACGGTATCGCCCTCTCTACTTCCCGCCAATATACAGGGTTCGATAAGGTCGGGGGGAAAGGTGGCGAAGTGGTCTATTGACACAATCTTACAGGTGCAGTATAATTCTTGGTATGAAGATTTGTCAGCGTTGCGGTAAGGAATATACTCCGAAGGATGAGCGTCCGAATCGTCCTTCAAAGTATTGCTCTCGGAAGTGTGGACAACCGAATCAGAAATTGCGGGTTGTTGTTCAATGCTCTGTATGTCAAAAAGAGTTTGAGCGGAAGTTATATCACGCAAACTTTCCTGTTGTTCGGGGTCAGTTTTGCTCTTTTGAATGTTACGGGAAGTGGCAATCTCTAAACGCACTTGGTTCCAGTAATCCGTTTTACAATCCTGATCGGCACGAGGTTCTTGTGTGTGAAAATTGCCATCAGGATTTTGAGCGTCCGAAGTATGTTCGTTCTGGTGAACTGAAGTTCTGCGCTCGGAAATGTTTTCAAGAATATTCTCAGAAGAATTGGACAAATCAGAAACCACATCATTATTCTGGTCGTTCTTGGAAGCGGATAAAAGGGATTGCTCTTGTTCGTGACAACAATCAGTGCCAGGATTGTGGATCTCGTGAAGATTTGATTGTCCATCACATTGTTGAGTATCGGACTTTTGAGACCGCAAAAGAGGCGAATGTATTGGACAATCTGGTGACACTGTGTAGGGCTTGCCATCGTCACCGACATAATCAGTCATAAGTTTTTTACCTGAAAACGGCTTCGTGGTTACGGTCCAGACATCACGTTTGTTGCGCGCTGGTGTCCCGTCTATAAATTCATTGAATCTTGGGTTTCCGTCTTTGTCATAATAACCACTATGCCCGTGTAATCTGCTACCGTCACCGCCGTATAAAGTTCCCTCCATCTTTCTTTCTGTTCTTCCAATTACTAAAGGCCATCTTTCATGCCCTCGTTCTGCAAAAGTCTGCCCGCTGTCCTTATATTTTTTAGATCCTTTGAATTTTGTATCTTTCCTCCCATCAAAATTGGCTGGTTCTAATATTGCTTGGTAATCATAAAAATACTTTGCCGATTTAGTTAGCAGATAGATCATTTCGTGTGATTTAGTCGGTCTGTCGGTAACCGATTCCGGCATGGGATTGGGCTTGCAGTTGTGGGTCAATATTCCAGACGCAAGAGAAAATAGATGTGGTTCATCCTCAACGCCAACATCATAGGTATATCTGCACTTGGCTTTATTTATCTTTGCGATTGTATTTGGGTCTTTCTCGTTTAAGTGTCCAGACCTTGTATATCTTATTTCTCCTCTAAATATTGGAACGTCTTTACCCTTATATTTTACGGTTGCCAAATTCAAAACCAAATGATACCCAAGCCTTGCACAAGCAGTTCTTATATCTCTTTCGAGGTTGTAATTTCTAGTGAATCCAAGCCTCCACCTATTTTTATCCCAATGACCATCTCCAGACAAATAGCCCTCTAGCATTTCTGATACAAAAGAATCGCTGTACCTCCAAACAACATTAGCAAATCCCTTATCCTTTGCTGTTCTACCACTAACCAATTCTTCAATAATCGCCACAAGAATTTTTCCATATAAGCGGATATTCATATTGTTACCATCTACTGTTCTAGTAATATACCCGCCAAATTTATTTGCTATATGTTGTAACCTTTCCCACCTGGCAACTTCTTTTTTATGACCCGCTATTTGTATGCAATCATCTGATCTCGACCCCTCCGCAAGATATAAACCAGCCAACCACGCCGCATCTTTATCTATTGCACAATCTCGCACTGTTTCCGGTTCTGGAAGTTTTGTTCTAACTAACTTATCCCCAACTTGCAATCTTTCTGCTGTCAATAACCCCCTTTCCGTTGGAAATTCGTGATTGGGCGTGCATGATACTCTTTCTCCAGATCGTAAAACAATTTCTATTTCGTCTCCTTTTCGCCTGTTTCTTGACCATCCCAATACCTGTGTCCACTTCTTTCCGTTCCATAACCTTACAGTTTTTGGGTCAAGCCTTGCTATATCTCGCACCATTACAGGCATATCGCCTTTTTGGGTTCTTGCATATACATGAGTACCACCAGACAAGCACCACACAATCTCTGACCTCAACCACCACCCGTCCGCTTGTAGTGCCAATGCTACTCTAGCAGGGATCATCATAAGGTCTTTGGGTTTGAGACCACCATTACCGGGTTTGTGAGTTCCATATTTGTTATCATTCTTTGATAGGCTCGACCCTGCTTCTCTATAATCATTACTACCGTTGTTTGATCCTGCATAACTATCTCCTATCACAATCCAGACTGCCCCATCGTCTTTCAGCACCCGCCTTACCTCTCTAAAGACAGATACCAGTTTAGCGATATATTCTTCGTGGGATTGTTCCAATCCTATTTGACTATCAATACGGATTGCTCCGCATTTGCCACAGACATTCCACTCCCGGAAACCAAAACTACCTGAATTAGTTTGCTGTTTTCTATCCGAATCTGGATAATTTCCTTTTGCACTATCCGGTACTTTATGGTCGCACCCCTCATCCCCGCCTTCCCATGAGGCTGTACCGTAATCCCTCAATCCATAGTAAGGTGGAGAAGTAACCACACATTGTACCGAACAATCCGGCAAGGTCTTAAGTATTTCCAGACAATCACCTTGTAATATTTGATACATTAGAAGAACCCCGTTTCGCCTAATATGCCAAGTTCCTGCATCTTCTTCCTATCTTCCTCTTTAAAGAATCCTGTTTCCAACCACAGTTTACCATTTCCTTCAGGTAATTTCCTTATTCCGACACAGTGCGGAACGGGAATGGATTCTGTGCCATACACTTCCATTTCATCACCCTGCAAATAAACCTTGTAACTCCCCTGCATTTCAACCTGCCATGGATCCCAACCGCGTTCAAGAACCTTCAACAAATTATATCTACTGAACACAGAAAATATTACAGAAAGGGAATATGGTGCGCCAGAGATAGACTTTACCAACTTCAAATGTTCCAACTGCTCACCTTTGTGGTCAAAATCAGGATAAGCGTTTTCCATGGTATGCAATCGGTCAGGTGTTAGATCAATTCTGACAATCTTGGAATTCCGCCTTGCATAATCAACCAACAACTGCACGCCACGAACATCCACCTTATCGGTTATCCAGTAATCTTCCAATGCAAAAACGAACACATCGTCCTGCACCTGGTTGAGCAGGTCAATAAACGCATCCGACCATTTTTTGATAGGATAATTCTCCGCTTTTCCAACGCTATGAAATCGAAAGTTACGGGGCATTTCAAAGTCTGGAGGGTTGAATCCTGCCACCAAAACCTGCTGATCCTTTCCCCAATAGGTATTGAATTGATGGATGAACGGTTTCAAATAAGGAAGATATGAATCGCAGGTAAGAACGATAACGCGGTAATTACTCATGCACATCCTCTAACTTTCTTTTTCTTATATCCATGCCTTTTTGTAACAGTTCAAGACCTACTTGAGAAAGACATTCCGCCAATGTTACACAATCACCATATTCGATTGGATCACCATCTTCTAATATTTTTGAAGCTTCCACCATATCTTCCTGTCCAATTAAAGGAAAGTCTAATTGCGAGAAACCAAATCTATCTGGAACAAACTCATCAATATCTTCTAAATCCACCCCGAAATTTTCTGCTTCATCGGGAGGAAATAAATACAAACTTAGAACCACTCCGGCTTCACAATCTCGGCAACCAGGATAGATCTCTACAATAAGAACATTTTCGCCAACTTTTACAGCCTTATTTATACTCAATTCGTTACAACCACATTCACACATTCCTACCTCCGTCCTCGTATATCACCTGTGTCCCTTCTGTGCTTATCTTTATTGGAACTCTGCGCAAACCAACTGCCTTCTCAACCGCATTCTGTTTGCTCTGTTTTGCAAAAAAGAACATGAATCCAGAGCCACCTGAACCACACAACTTCCCGCCATCCGCCCCTGCTTGTATTCCCATATCGTAAAGGAAGTCGATATCAGGGTTCGATATTCCATTCGCCATCTGTTTCTTTGCAGACCAGTTCTCTTTGAGATAATCGCCAACCGTGTCAAGATTGTTATCCTGCAAATCTTCTGCAAGATAAATGGCACATTTGCGAAGCATTTCGCCAACCTTATCATTATCACCACTCTTGAAATTCTTTGCCTGTTCTTTGAGAATTCTATTCCCGTCCCTTGATTTTCCCATCCAGAACAGCATACAGCGGTTTTGGAAATCATCAAATACATCATCCCTCAATCTTATTGGGGCAACCGTCACGCTTCCTTCATGGTTGAATTCATAGAATTTCAGTCCACCAAACGCCGCCGCGTAGTGATCCTGCTTTCCAACAGGGTGACGGCACAACATTCTTTCCAGTTTGTATGCCTGTTCTGCAAATTCAAACGGAGATCGATTAACACCCAATTCCTTGTATTTGCGCATGGCGAGAACAAGTCCAACAGCAAAGGTGCTGGAAGAACCCAATCCTGTTCCTCCACCTGGAATATCGGCGATGGTTACTATCTCAGCAGAATTGATCTTGAATTCCTTCAACGCTTCCCGAACAATATCATGTTTCACTTCGTTCGGTTCGTTTGTCAGTTCTGTGATGGAGTAACTGATGCGATAACCACCTTCAAACTTCTCGTTCAGCGCAACATAGATATACTTATTAATGCCAAAGCTCACAACTGCTCCGCCATGCTTGCTGTAGAATTCAACCATGTCCGTCCCACCGCCAACCAAACTTACCCGAAGAGGTGTTTTGGTTAATATCATTGTCTTACTCCATTATTTTAGTTGTGTGCCTGAATATTGACTGATGATACATTAGGGACGTGAAAGCAGTTTGTCCTATTTCTATCCCTCCTGCAAGTTGCCACCCATCGTCAAGTTTCTTATTGACTATATCAACAAAGGTTTCCAAATCATTACTATACACAACATCGTAAATCGTTTTATCTATATATAAATCGGTCATTCCGTACCTCCTTTGTGAAAAACAGCAAGATTGTCGTAAAAATAATTAAGGGGAGATTTTATCCTATTCCATAACAGGGCAAGGTTCATGGTCATTTGGTCATTGGCGGTCAATCCGCGCATAATGAATTGTTCTGCCCAGTAAGATGCTGGGCGGCAGGCAACGTGTCCAGTTCCATCCTGCCCAGGTCGTGCGGCAGAAAACAAAAGAAACTTGTTCGTTCCTTCCTTGAGGTTATTACAAATCGTGTCACACAAAGTTGCATGAGCAGATTCATGGATGTGCTCTGCCACCTCAATGCACGTGACCAGATCAACTTGTCCTTCAGGGTTCTCGAAATAATCGACCAGGTTCTTGTGATAAAAATATGGTGGCCATGTTTCATCAACCAACTGATCAACTCCGTATGCTCTCACGCCCAACTTGCGCGCTGTCTGCACCATAATTCCATCACCACATCCCACATCGAGATAAGATTCAACAGGCCACAATAACGCAAAAGCAGCCAGTATATGTTTTACGTTCCACCTGTCCATCGAAACAAGTCCACGCATCCAATTTTCTTTTGATTCACCATCGTATGTTGTCATTTATTTTCCTCGAAAAACACAACTGCCTTTTTAACACAACCCAAACATAAGTAAGTGGTGTAGCTTTCATAGTTTGGTGGGGTTTCGCCAAGCTCAATAACCGTTTCAAAATATTCTCCACATTCATAACATTGCTTTTCTTTAGCCCACGAATAATTACCAACTATGTTTGCCACATCTTCCTTTGTTGCTGTTTCGGGATCAAGTTTTTTTAGTTTATCAAAAATTTCTTTTTTATTTTGACCCATCCAAGTATGTCCAAGATATGATTCTTTCCATCTATCGGCAACTTCTTTAATTTGACTTCTGATGCTTATTAGTTTCACAACAAACTCCTTTCACTCGAAGGTCTTGAACTGACCCACGTGACCAAACGCACCCCACGGTCTTATCCCTGCTGGACGCCATATATTCGGTCCCGTTTTGTGGGTGAACCTGAAATCGTAATCTACTTCCATATCTCCCGGGTTCTTGTTCTCGTTGAACCAACCATAGAACTTCACAAAACGTGCATGTCTTATATGCGGATTCCCACTATAAGACATCTGGCTTGTACGAATATACATGAAGTAATGGTATCCGCCATGTGTTGTGATCGTTAGGTCATTTCCTTCTGTCAATCCACGATAGGTGATTATTCCAACATCTTCCCGCTCCTGCAACAAGCGCACATGCCGTTCTGCATCAAGGTTTTCTTCAAGCACCCAATCATCTTCCAACCAAAGGACATAATCAGAATATTGATAACCAACTCCCATACAGGCGTTCCACCCTTTTCCTGCATTATATGTTGCTCCACCCATTCTCTCCCTGTTGAGCCATTGCAGTGTTTCACCGCGTTTATTCAATTCATCCCGAAGCGCATCGGCATGTTCCTGTGGAGATCCATCATCGTTAATGAACCATGCCCTCTTTTCCTGCGGATAATTCAGGTTGTCACAAACACCACCGATGGTGCGCAACGCTTCCTCTGTGCGCTTATAGGTCACAAGACAAATGGCAAGGTTTGGGAGTTCAGTCATTCAATAGTTCCAACAGTTCTTCTTTGGTCAATTCACGGGACGTATCTGATGTGTACGGCGAAACAGGTATGGTATCAACTTCTTCTGTCGTTGGCGATAGATCGAACCACGGCATAGTACCAATTTTTTGACTTAAGAATACCGAAACAAACTTTGCTTCCTCTTTTGTGATTAGCGTTTCATCTTTCTTTTCGCCAGGACGCACAGGTATTTCTTCCTGCTCAACATCTCCAACGGTATATTCTGCCAATTTTCCGATTGATAGCGATGGGAGTAAAGGTACAAAAATATGTCCGCTTTCAAGGGATAATGCTTTAATGGCAAATTCTACCGCCTGATCTGGTGACAACCAATACCTTGTCATATCTGGATCGGTTATCAATATAGGAAGTCCAGCATCAACCCGCTTTTTCCATGCTTCGATAACAGAACCGTTGCTCTCTAAAACATTGCCGAATCTAACTAAATGAAATTGTGTATCAAAACCCTGCCTTGCATATTCCTGCAATATCTTTTCAGTTAAATACTTCGTAGACCCATACGCGTTGCAAGCATGTGCTGCCTTGTCGGTCGATATATTCAGAACATGCTTGATATTCGCCTGAACCGCCGTGGCACAAACAGTCAATGTTCCATTTATGTTAACATCAATTGTGTCAATGGTATTATATTCGGATGCGGGAATTACCTTGACTGCGGCGGCATGAATAACAATATCGTGTCCGACCATTCCATTGTAAAGAGTTTCTGGATTGCGAATATCTCCCTGAATAAAAGTAATATCTGGATATTCCCTTCTCATTTTCTCGTGTTTCATTGTGTCCGTGGAATAAACAGTTAACTTTCCTGTCCACCCTTCTTTCTTACGCCTTTTTGCAAGCGCGTGTCCAAAAGTCCCAGCTCCACCAGTAACAAACAAATTAGATGTTTTTATCATGCTTCCTCCACAATATTTAATCTGGCAAACTCGCCAAAGTGTTTTATGGCTGCTTTATTATACACTTTGGCGGCTTCTTTTGGCGTAGTGAATAAGCCCAAATGAATTGACTTTTTCATAACAGTTATTTGCGCTCTCCATTTTTTTGCAGGGATACTCCAAAAAACACCTTTATATCCAGATGTGTTATTTGCCTGCTTTCCTCTGTTTCTCATGTTTTGACTTGTGGTGCAAATGCGCAGATTCTCTCGTCTATTATCAAGTTTATCGTGATTGATGTGATCTGTTGACGTCCCCTTTTCTGACTTAAGTATTGCCCTATGCATATAAATCTGTTCGGGTCCGGGTTTTCTAACTGCATATCCAAACCTACTTAAATGCCATTTCCATTGATTCAGATAATCAAACATATCATCATCAACGATAGCGTATTTGCCTTGTGTTAATGGAATTTTTTTCATCTGCTTCCTTTGTGCTTCCGAGGTATAGTGGAACCATAAAGGGCTGGGAAGCGCAGCACGTTTGCATTAGCCAAATGCATTACTTTATGGCTCCATTATACCCCTAAACACACAGATTTCAACTGACAAATGTAATAAAACTGGGAGGAGAAATTCTCTCCTCCCAGTAGTCTAGACTATTCGGATTAGGCTCCCATTCCGGGGCCACTGAGATTAAACTCACTGTACGGAGAAGCTGTAGGATAGCCCGTTGAAACACCACCATTGACATGGTAATCCTGTGAAGGCAGAGGATCATCCACGTGCTGGAGAGGTACATAAACAACATTCTGTAGTCGTCCAGCCAACTGAGGGGTTTTCAGTATCAATCGTGGTTCAACCTTTGAAATCCACTCAATACACCAGTTGTCAGGAGGTTTCACACCCCACAGGAATGCGCCACCATCTGTCCAGAAGAACGTCCCACCCTTTATCGGGGTGATGTCAGGAAGAACATCCTGGTTGTAGTTGAAGTATTCCCAGTAAAGTGTTCGTAGTGTTCCACCGCGTGCAGAGAAAGGAACAAAGTAGATGTCGCTTGCGAATCCGCCAGCAGGAATCGTGCCGTTGTCTGCATTGTTCTCTTCCATGATGCAGTCGTCAACAACAACAGGAACTTTCACGCCGTCAATGAGCAGGTACATTCCAGTGCGCATTTCGTCGCGCATTCGGACTGCGGCTGCCGCATCCAGGTTCGCAATGACTTCATCAGGATTGGTTGTGCATCGGTAACTGATGTAGCGGCATGGCCATACTTCTGTGATGGCATAGAACAGAGGTTCTCGCATGACAATACGAATATCAACAGGGGCAAGGTTCTGCTGAACCGCTTTGCGTTTCAATATCCGCATCATGGTTGTGATCGTCTTTACCAGGTCAGGGTCATTCACATCATCTACCTGGCGATATGAAAAGTCTTTCACATCTGAATAAAGCGATGGGCAGGATGTTCCGGTCAAAGCATCAACCTTGGTTGTTCCGATCAACAGGTCAAGTCCGGCAAATTCCTTATACCCGCCACCAGCGGAGTTGTTCGCAGGGTTTCCGGTATAGACAGTCGGGCAGAACCATCTCTGGTAGGCAACGCCAACTTCGATCATGCGCATCACCATTTCGCGTCCTGCAAGTGCAGCCTGTTGGTTTCGCAGTCCATAGAAGTTCTGCATCAATCCACCCATCTGGTTGACAAGCGGACCGTTCAAAACCTGAAGGTCAAGGAATTCGCCACGGTTGATTCGCTGACCAATACGGTTGATCTCGATCTGGCGTGTCTTGAATTCCTTGCGCCCAAACTGTGTGGTCTGGATACAGGTTTTCATCGGGGCTGCTTCTGTTGGGTTATCACAAACCGCATCTTTTTCCTGTTGGTCAGAGCGCAGAAAGCCAGTGATGTATGGGAATAGCGGGTTGGTGTCAATGGAATCAACAATGGGGATTAATTCTCCCAACGACCCTGTGATCTGGGTGTGTGTTGAAATAACACCGCGGTCTAATCCGCGAACACCAAACATCCCGCCAGCACCATGCACATAGGGTCCGACAGGTGCGCCGACAGTTTGTGCTTTCTGAAGCGTGTCGTAATTTTTGGTAAGCAGTTCCATGAATGCCGTAACGACATTCCTTGGATCTACAGTACCGTCTACATAGGATCTATTCATAATATCCTCCTTATGCCTTCTCTGCTTCGAGCGGGGCTACCCCAAACTCTCGCGAGAGCCAATAATCTTCACCCTCTGGAATGATACCAGGGGCAGAAGCCTTCAATTTCTTGTCCTCTTCATTGTCTTCCTTGAGGATATTATCTTCCTTCTTTGAAGGCTGTTTATCCTTTGTCCACGGGAAGCGTTGTGAAGCAGGCGGTGTCAACATCTTGACAAGATCATCCTCTTTGGAATTCATCAGGTCTTTCACTAATCCTTCAAGGATGGGAACCTTCTGCGAATTTTCCAAAAGAAGTGTGATCGTTTCACTCAAACCATCGATCTCGATCTCCTTTTTGACACGCTCAACGATGGAATCGGTGTCAAGGGTATCTTTTTCCACAGGTTTTGTTTCCTCAACCTTTGCCGTGGTTTCTGGTATCACACCCTCCGGTTCCTCTTTCTTGTTCTTTTCCTCAATACCGGCATCCTGCAACTCTTTCTGCTTCAACTCGGTTCTCTTGAGGTATTTTTCCGCCAGTTCATCACCTAAAATGGCGGAAAGATATTTGCTTTTATCCATATCAACCTCCTTGCTGATTGTTTCAATATTTGTGAACGGATTTGCTGCATTCTCAAGTGGCAAGTCCGATACTTCATACATACGATATTTGGTTACGATCCTTCTATCATTCTTATCTCTTTCAAGAGCAAATGACCCGTGAGACATTCCAAGATTGGTTATTTTCTTTGCCTTCAAAAGTTGGACTGCCTCTTTCTCGGTCAACTTTGCACTTCCAATAAGAAACCCATTGACATAATCAATATAATCCAATTGGTTCTCTCTGGCAGTTCCAGGTGTATGCCATGTGACAAAAACAGGCATCAAGTCCTTGTTCTTGTTCACCCAATCAACATATTCCTTGTGGGCGTCCTCCGCAATGATCTCTCCATCCCAATCTATGAAATTATTTGTTACCCACATTACTGCGCGCCAATCGCCATTCATATCTTTTTCAATGACAATGGCATTGTTATCTTTTTCCATATCTGCGCCAATGCCCATTTCTTTTGCGGCAGAACGTATCTTTGGCAGAGCGGCTTTTGCGTCCTCTGCGTCCGCTCCACCACGTTTCATCATCTGTGCCGCACGAGCCAGCGCATCCCGAACGTGCGAATTGTGAACAAATACCCCATCAGATATTGCAAAATTATTATATTTTGGCACTTCCATATCATACCCATCAAAATTACCAGAAATTACTATTTTTGTAATTTTATGGTTATTAAAAGATTCAACTTCTTTTTTTAGTGGAAGCCCAAGTCTCTTGAAATGTTTTTGAATTGTTGGTCTGCTAACATGATATTCTTTTTCAAGAGAAGTATAAGAAGCCCCTGCAATATATTTTTCCCAAATATTATTGACAAGTATATCGTCAAATGACAATTTTCCACTATTGGCAAATGAAATCTTTTTTGATATTTCATCCATACGCCCATCAATCTTGCGCCTTTTGTTTTCTTCCTTCATAAGAAGAGATTGTTTTTTGTGCTCCCCAGAACGCAACCAGCGGTTTCTACTGCCTTCTTTCAGCGTTTCAAGATGATTCCAACCATTTTTCTCTCCATGCAAGGCGCAGTGGGATTGGCGGGACATCTCTACCAAATTATTTGGGGTATTATCAAAACCATTTTCATTTACATGGTGAATTATATTTCCATCCATTAATGGTGATTGGTTATATTCTCTGTTAACAAGGTGGTGTGTCCATTCCCACTTTCGATACCATGGTTGATAGACCTGCTCATAAAGTTTGCGGTTACGCTGTTCAACTTTTTTTCTATAAAGTGGCATTATAGAATCGCCAACATTTAGCAATTGAGCCTCGCAATATTTCCCGTTCCTTAATAGGAATTTATGGTTATATGTGCACTTGATTGATTCCCCATTGTCTAGTGTTATTTCCAACATTGGCTCATTTACAACTGTTCTGCGTATATTTTTTGCCATCGCAGGAACAATCGCTTTTTGTTTGATATTAAAAGAGTAAACCCAAACCTCTTGCCCAACCAAGTCTTTTATCGGAATGCTACGTCCATCAAGCAATGATATTTCCGTGTCACCATGCAGACATTTATTGTGGATGGGATATTTGCGTATCTTTTTGCCGTCCTTTGTAATTACAAGCGCAAACTGTGAATCAGATAGATTTTCCCTTGCCGAAGAAGAAAGGGTTGCCTTTGAAAAGACATCTTTTATACCCTCAAGCAGGCTCATATCGCGCTTATCCCGCGCCAGGGTAGCCTCAAGCATGAGAGTATCGACATCTTCACTGGTTTCCTTTATCATCGGATCTTCCATGATCTGTCGAACACGTGAAGAAAAATCATCCGCAACAGATTTTATTGCGACTGTTTTCTGTTCAAGGCTAAAGTTGGGTTCCCTGATGATGTTGCGAACAAGGTCTTGAACCATGTATGATGTTTCCTGCACCTTTTCGGCTTTTTTCTCAGCCTCCATTGCAGCATCAAGTTCAGAAAAAGACCTGGCATCCCAATTGCCGTGATATTCCTTTTCCTTTATTTCAACCTCGCCTTCCTCTTCTTCAAATTCATCCATGACATCATCTTCAAGGGTTTCTTCAAGAATATCCTGCTCATCTTCCAATACTTCCAACTGGCGCGATTTCTTTGCTTTCTGCGCCAATCGTTTTGCCCTTGAATTGTTTTTCTTTTGCTGTTTGTTCATGGCTACCTCTTTTCTGATTATAGCACAATATGTGACAAATGTAATATACTAACTTGTTGCACTATGCAAGGCTTCGCTTTCCCTGTTACCTCGTTTCATCTCTGCTGAAACGGCGGCGCGTATGGCTGTGCGCATGTCCTTTTTGAATGTGTCCCTATATTGTTCGGCAATGGTTTGGTCAAATCGGCGCGCCTCGAAACCTGGGTGATCTACTGATAGAAAACTTCTGACCGGACCCGTTTTGTAATGGCGTTTGCTCATTAGTTTTCCAGGCGTGGTAGATGCACGATAACTTCCACGCCCTCCCCATTTGAATCGAAGCATTTTAGCGTTTACAGGATATATCGTGTGCGGTCTTGTTCCAAAGTTTACCAAAGAATACTGGTTGGCGTTATCGCCGCTTGCCCAAACAGACATTGCCATATAGTCAGGGCGGTTCGTTAGTTTCTGTTGGAATCTTGGTTTGTGGCTCCACCCATAAACAGTTTGCCTGAACAATGCCTTAACTTCAGGCGCGGTCTTTTTGCGCATGAACAAAGAAATGCTGTCCTTTACCGTCTGGTAGCGGAAAAATGTTTTTGGGCAATAAACTGCGATCTTTACCAACTAATTTCCTTCCTTCTTTTCCTCAAGTTTAACAATGGCAGTCTTTATAGTTAAACCAAAAACACCAGTGTCAAGAGATTGTTTCCATTGAGGCACAAATGCCAGTTGATACCCGAACGAACTACACAAAGATTGATATGCGGCAGCAAATTCCTGCGGGGTTTTCTGTTTCTCTTTTGAATCAGTCTGCTTTTCCATTTCCTATCCTTTACACCAGATACCCAAATACATCAACCATTCGCTTTCGGATTCTCAATAATTACCGCCTGTATCTGTAAACTGAACGTACCAGTGTCCATGCTCTGTTTCCAGATTGGTTGAAATGCTATCTGATACCCGTGCTTTTTTACAAGTTCTGCGTATTCTTCTGCGAATTTCTTTTGCAATTCTTCTTTGGTCATCTCATTTCCTTTCATAAGTCTAGTTTCTCAACTCCAACTCTTGCCAATTCCTGCGCTTTCAAAGACTTGTTCGTGTTGGCGGCGTTCATGATAACATCCCTTACATAAACATCAACCAGATTTAGTTTCTGTTGATTCGTCAAACTGTCAAACAATATCGGTTTATCCTCTGTCCCGTGATCTCCGTAACCATGTCACCAAAGATGTTCGGCGCACTCGCCAACTATAGTTTGCACCTTTGTAGCTTCTGCTGTGTACTCGAATATTATCTTTATATCCGTTCCTATCACCTTGAAGGTTGCGCTCATTTATACTCCTATGAGAAGAACATTATCCGGTAGCGATGCGTGGCTTGCGGTTTTCCAAATTTCACCAGCAGCCGCTCCAGCAGCCGCTTGCGTAGCACCTGTTTTTACATTACCCATTTTAATTGGGTGGGAGAAGTCAAAGCGCGCCTCATCCTCCATCCAAGTTATTACACCGTCATTAGTTTCCCCATCAAATGTTAGTGTGTAATCTGTTGCTGCTGTTCCAGCCCCTATCGTCAGATTATTATTAAATCTATGTGCCGTTGTAGCCCCATAATCCAAATACCCATCAGCCAATGAATCAATGTATTCGTTACCATCTGTTTGGGTAAACATGATTTTGTCTGCCACATAAACACTTCCAGAGTTGGTTGTATAGATAACAACAGTATTATCACTTTTTCTCTGCTGAATTACATTTACTGTTTGGCTGACATTGGCTCTTATTATCGTTTGTATATTGTTCCCTCCACCGCCTGTCACAATTAAACTTCTATAAACAGTCATGGCGTCTGCAACTAACGTATCTTCACCAATAGTCATAACATTAGTGTTTCCTATCCTAAAACCAAGCGTTTTTGTTGCCGGTGTGTTAAAAACCGTTTCATTCGCTGATGCAAGGAAAGCGTAATTAGTTGCGCTAGGTGTTACCTGTCCACCCCACAAACCACCATAGGTTGCCGTATATCCAGGAAGCCCCCCCATTGCAACTGTGAACCCGCCAGAGTTCGCAACAATAAAACCAGATGCCGTAACCTTATCATTCGTTGTATCTACTACTAAAACATTATCTTTCACCCCGTCCTGTTCTACCAGAAAAGCCGTTGTAGAGTTGCAGTTTATTTTTTGGTTTGTAGTGAACACATTCGCAGTCGCTAATAAAGCAACCGTACCAGTAGCAGGAACGGTCAGACTGTAAGGCGCACCAGCCACTAATGTCAATAGATTAGCAGGGGCAATAATGTTCGCCGCCTGAATGGTCTTTGTGTTGGTTACAAATTCAGCGACCTGCCCTACTATACCTGTACCTGATATATCTCCACCAGCCGCCCAACTCAACGCACCAGCCCCATCATTGGTCAAAGCACCTGAAGCATTTGCCAACGCTGAAATAGTGTCTAATATAACATCCCACGCCTGCGTGTCAGAACCTATATCATAATTACTATTAGCGGCGTTATCTCCGCTGTTCGTCCCTGACGTGTTCCCGATAACCAACTTTTCAGCATCGGTTACATAGTTATCATCTGCGCCTAAAGCTGGGGCAAAGCCAGTATGTCCTGCCGATGCGTAATCCAGATTCCCTAATGTGGAATGATCCTCACCTGATACGTTTGTCAGATAAGCCCCTGCTGGTTGTAGGTCAGTTATCTTTACCCCGCTGTCTTTGATAAGTTTGCCAGTTGCGCCATCAAACAAAACAATATCGTCTGCGGTTGCTCCGGCGGGTCCAACAACATCCCCAGCCCCACCTGCCCCGCCCAATTCCTGTAAAGCACCTTCAACATCTGTGGATGCAAAAAAGCCACCCGCATCAGTAATCCTTATCTCTGTAGCACGGTTGGCGATCCATTCAAGATATCCAGTTTCAGGGTTAATTATTAATTTCATTATGCCCTTGCTATGCTTGTAAGGTTATCTGACCCATCCCATGTCAATACTACTGTAGCCACAATCGTACCTGTTGCTCCGCCAATTCGATAGACAAGTGATGTTGGATTATTCCCCGTATAACTAATACCACAATAATCCCACTTTTCAGGAACCAGGTTGCTTCCAACGCCCCCAAGAATGGCTACGTCAAACGCAACAGCATCATCTGAAGCGCGCACCTTCCCCGCAAGTGGTTTCTCTGTAAAATCTGCTTGGAATTTAATATCAGGAAGTGCCATTATCCACCGCCAAAGAATTTTCTCAACCTTCCACCCACAGTCTCATTTGGTTTTCCGCTATCCTGTCTGCCAGCATCCTCTCCAATCGTATTTCCGCCTATCTGTCCAACAGGGTCTTTCTGTGGGTTAACAATATCATTACCCCAATCGGCAGGAATAGTATCAATAATGGCTTTATCGTATATATTCCTTTTGACCAAATCTTCCCGTGCCGCTTCGGGAGTGATGATACCGCTCCTAACCGCTATGGCAGATTCTTCCATCGCCTTTGTGCGGATGGTTTGTTTCTCCAACTCTTCCTGTTCATCCACATCAGTGAACACCATTTCAATGCCGCGTGGCAATACGCCATACGCTTTGAACGCAGCCGGTACTCTTTTTGTATAAATGGAAGGTCCTTTGGCTTTTGTTTTCCTGCTCAATATCTGTGATTGTTCAGATGAACCAATATTTCCACCAGGCAACGGAGCAAATTCCTGATAATCAACACCAAAGCATAATGCCAGCGCAGATATATACCACTGCATTTCCTGATCATAGTCAAATCCATCAGGAAGCGAAGCCAGTTCAATGGTTGCGGTTGAAACAGGCTTTTCAGGATCGAGTGATGCGATAATGGCAGGAAGGATGAATCGTAACGCACCCTGATTATCTGCTTCTTCCTGTCCCCTGTCCATGGCATCCTTGATATCCGTTCTCGACACACCGGAAACAAGATGCAGTTGTTTGAATTGCCGTCCAGATATCTTCTCATCCTTGTAGATCATTATAGATCGCATGATCTGTGCCATCCGCAACACGCGTGAAATGGCACTTACACCAACGCCGTTCATCTTTTCAATGGGAGATGGGAAGTCTGACATGGATATCACTTCATACCATTTCAGCTTGTGGATTATTTCATTCCTATCCTGGTACAGAACAGGTGTCTCGGCGTTTCCAGTCCTCATACACTGGTTTGAATCCAGGTGACTTATTCCGATCACTGGGGCTTTTTCATTCTTGAATCTGCTGTTTGCATCCATGCCCGGGTCGCGTATAAGTTCAATGAATCTGCCGTTATCCGTTGCGTAAAGATCCTGTGTTCCCCGCATTTCAAAAGGTATCCACCCAATATCGGGACCGCCGATGGCGGACATGAGCATATCCGTTACTGCCTGTTCAACTTTGGTTGAAACCCCTCTTATTTCCCAGTTCATCGAAGCGCGGTTGAAACAAACGCTTGATAATGCCCCAGCAAGGAACGATTCACTCGGCCAGAAATCCCGAAGTTGTTTATCTCGCAAAGGGACGCTCAACCCCCATGGAGTTATCGTATCTGCCGCCGATGCGATGTTCCATGTAAGTATGTTGTTCGTTCCAAGCCCGTTGTCTATTGGCGGCTCGGCAACCTTGCTCGCCTTGAGCGCATCAATCGGGAATTGATCTTCTGGTATTAATCTGGGTGTATTAGCCATGATTCATTCCTATTCGGGTTTATAAAAGAAGTATCCAAGTATCTTTCCTGTTTCCTTACCGTCCGCATCGATCTCTGCTATTTCTTTCACGCTTCCCAGCTTTTTTTCAAATTGTTCCCGCAGTTTGACAGGCAGTTTGAACACCAGTTCTGCCAGTTTGCTGTAATCCGGCTGTTGGGTCATAATAACCGTCCCGGGCGCACAGTCATGCACATGGATATAACCGTTCTGACATTGTGCCATATCTCCGCCGCTATCTTTGTGACATTTTAGACAAATAACACCCTTGTTCTTGGCGGTTCGTGCCGATATAAGATATTGTGTTGCAACAACCCGAATTACAGTACCGCAGGCAGAAGGCTTGTTAGGCGCTAATGTATGTGTTGGATGGCAAAAGGGGCATAACAGGTCAACCCCTTTTTTTGTACGACGCGACATTGGCGTTGCTTCCCGCGTCTTTACCAATGGTTTTTGTGGCTTATATTTCATTTATTCTCCAAATTCGTATTGTAGAATTGCTCCTGATTGTTCTCGAATAACGGTCAATATGGTTGATTCTGTTAACTCAAGCGTGAGTGGAACTGCGCTTGCCGCCATCTGGAATCCACTTGCCGCCGTTGGGATTGTTCCGTCAAGGGTATAACGGATATTCTGCGCCAATGCCTGAAAACGGATCACGTTCGCGCCGGGCGGTTGATAAATAACTTCTGCTGATGCCCCAAGTGTATGGGATTGGTGTGTATAAGAAGTCATCGGGTCGAATGGCTTCTGGTAAACTGGTTGGGCTGGTCCGGGCTGTAGTTCCATGGTGTCCTCCTAAAGGCACATTTATACTATGTATATTATACGCTAAATTATGCAAGATTTAACCGTAATAGTTCGTGCGCGCACATTGAGGCACAAACAGTTAGGTCGATCTTCAATCTGTCAGCACGCTTAACGATTCTTATCTTACTGTCCTGTTCATCCAACTTGGCATTCGCATTCAAAAAATGTTCCATTAAGTCTTCCTCGCCCCTATGCCAGAATCGTCTATCCCGAATTAAATCTCGTAACTGACTGTCAGCAATCAATCTATCCGTTCCTTGATTGAATGATTTGAACCACGCCAATCCTTCTTGCTTTAATCTCATACTCATGCTATGTAACTGGTAGGGATCGTAACAAACTTGGATAACATTATATTTTTTTATAAGCCTTCGTAGTTCCATTTCAGGACCGGGCTTTTCCTCTGTTCCAACAAAATCTATTTTTCCTGTATACTTGCTTGGAGACCACTTCTTTGCATAGAGTGTCAAAATTTCATCAGTTCTGGTTGGGTGTCTGCACGCAACATATAAACCAAAATTGTCATTAGAGGTAGCAGCATCCATGGCGACTATTACAGGATGTCTGCTGAAATCGATACTTGGCCATTCATCTTGTTTGCGTTGGCACGCCGTTATCCACTCTCTTGGAACAAACGTCTCCGAACTCGTGACCCACTGGTTTCTATGAATGCGCTGGAACTGGTTGGGAGGAAGAATCTGCTCCTCCGAAACGTAATATTTTTTGGTTTGCCACGGACATCTTGGAGTTGTATTCCACATACACAACATTCCCGCTTCGTCATTCACATATAGTTCAAGCGGAGTTGGATCACCTTCTGTTACTTCGTACAACTTATCAGGCCATAACAAACGACCTTTTTTAACACCCAGCTCATAAAGACCATATAGTAAGTCAGATTCTTCAGAAAAACCCGCATAACTCTCTATCCAACGAAATGCCTTACCGTGCTTGGCCGGGGGAATGGTTTGCTCGGTCCACATATTTTGTTTTGCGGTTTCGTTGGATCCCCAGAGTTCGCTCCAGGTCACTTGGTCAGCATTACCGCCTGCTTCACCCGATGGGTCAATTGGAATGGCTTCAATAAAAGAGCCTGTTGGGGATGTGATCTTATATCCTGTTATTTTGAATTTATCACGCAATTTTGGATTAAGTTGAATGGCTCTTCGGATGTAATGCGCAACCCTGCTATCTGCTTGTTTCAGGTCGTTGGCAACTACATAAAATTCACCAAACTCGGTAAAATTTGCGCGGTAAACATTTATAGCTGCTGCTATTGTCGATTTTGCTGATTTCTTTATGTCTGACCAAACGATAATTGAGTATCTAAAGTTTCCGTTATCGTCTTTTCTGAATATCTCACGAATAACATCTTTCTGATAGTCCATCAGTTGTATGCGTCCCCGCAATTTCGGGTCGTGCCTTGTTTCTGGAATGAAAAACTCTTTTTCTATCCACTTAACGGGTTCTGGAACGATCAATTTCTTTACGGCTTCTTCAAGCCCTTCTGAAAGTTTTTTTCTGACAAGTTCCTGGAGATCATCCGTCATTATTCTTCCTCAACAAAGTTGGCGTCTATGGAATTATCATTTCCGATAGGGGTATCTCCCACAATCTTGGTAAAAGCATATTGAATCCTTTTTAATATCTGTGGATCATTAACCGCTTCGATAACAGCGGCAAGCAGTTCAGCTACCATGTTATAAGCATCTTCGGCGGTCATAATGGCTTGTATGTCTTTTACGACCTTCACTTCCGATTCCACCAATTTCCTGCGAATATCAACCGCCTGCATCATTTGATCCCAAATGGCATAATCCTCGCGTGCCTTCTCGAACTGTTCACTTATCTTTGATTTGAAAATGATTGCATCAGCCGATTTCCCTGTATCCAGTGCTTCGCAATATTTATTCCAAAGTTTATATATTTGCTCAAGCCTGTCCGGTGCTTCGTTAACGTCGATACGATTGGCAAGTTGTTCCATGCGCATGGAAATAATGTCAATGGAATGGCGATTTGAAAGGATGCGTCCATCCTTCTTCATCTCGTTCATTTTTGATGCCAGTCTTGTAAGTGGGAATGAACTCCCTGCGCCGGATGTCATACCGCGTCCACGTCCCCAGTAGTTGTTGCCAGGATTGGGACCGCCGTGCCTGGAACAATAATTATATCCATGAATTGCTTCATTGCCGCATCTCCTGTCTGCCCCGCACTCGCATGGGTTGGTTTTGTCGTGTGAATCATAGCGTTTTCCACAACCCTTACAGGTGTGGACATATCCATTACAGCGCATCTCGCAATACCACTGCAAGGACATGACAAATAATTGAATGGATCGATTCCTGAACAGTTATATCATCGTGTTCGGTGAATATGATCGCATCAGGTTCCTTTTGTGCCAGTTTGCACTTCTTGTTGTTTCCGGTAAGAACGATCAACGGATGTCTTATAAATTCTGTGCAGGCAACCACGTTTGGAGAATTACCGGAACACGATATGGCAAAAAGAACATCCCCGTCGCGATATAGTTTGCTGATGGTATCAACGAACATATACTGCCACCCATTATCATTGCCGTAGGCAAGGGTGGTCGATGTCATGTCTGGAACAGAAAAGGCTTTTATTCCGCACATCTTTGTCAGGTCGTTGGCAAGATGTGAAGCATTCGATGCAGACCCGCCGTTGCCAACTATCCAGACATTGTTGTTGTTCGTGCGTGCTTTCCGTAGTACCTCGGCAGCCTTTTCGATTGAAGCCAGGTCTAGTTTTGTAATTCCATCAATAACACCCGAAAGGTAAACTCTGGTCTTGTCCTGTGTTTTCATAAGACCATTATATAACGGTATTTTATTTTAGACAATGGGTGAAATAAAAGATCCCGGTCACTCTGTCCGGGTCGCCGTATGGTTAAGCCTATGGTTTTATCGGCGAAGCCTAAAGGAGAAGAGAAGTAACACTATTATAGCATAAAAAGACTGCGTATATTCATATAAATATTATCCAAATACACCAAATACTATTTCTTCAATGTAGCTATATTCTTCCATCTGCCCTCCGTATATTTCCTGGTGATCTTTGCAGGGTTCCCTTCAACCATTGTCCACGGCGGAACTACCATGCTGCTTACAACACTTCCAACGCTCACAATGGAATTGTGTCCAATGACACAATTATAAAGCAAAGCATAAGATCCGATAAAAGCATGGTGATCTATCCAACATCGTCTTATCTGTAATTCGCCGCTGAATCCGTCTTTTATGAATTCGTGCGAGGCTGTAATTATCCTGATATGCCTGCCAAATAATATATCCTGGTTGGACTTTATCCGCAGATCGCCACGAAAATCCAGCATATCTATTTGCCTTGTATAGAACCATTCCGGGTCCAGCCAGCTTACCTTATTGCTGTCCCATTCCCCCAATATTTTTCCAGCTTCCATCAGCTTGTCCAGATATTCGCTTTGCTCCATATCTATATTCTACACCTGAATTTAACTTATCACATCTGATAACTTATTGCAACACAAAACTCCCCATATTACCTAGAAGCATTTCTGCTTACACGGGACGATCCCGACTTTCAGTAATATGGAGAGTTTCTCAAGGGATAGAGTGTCCACTCTCCGCTTTCTATAGTATACCACAAACCCCCATCGTTTGATGGGGGCTGTGTCCTGCTAAGTCTGAGGCGGAATTCGCATCCATAAATAGTATAACACAAAACTCCCCACCATTCCACATATAGCGCATAACGCTATACTTAATAATGCACGAACCATAATCAATTATAAGATAATAATATTAAAGGGGGAGATAAACGAGATGGCGATTTTACAGAATTGTTTGTGTGGGCGGACGCTTATGCTTTCAGCCAAGTTCGGATGAAAACCGTTTTTAGCTCGTTTGTTCTATGTTTTACCTGGTGCTCCTGGTGGCTGGGTTCAACGAGTAAATAACCCCGCAATAAGCAGCCCGGGTCAATAAATAATACGTTATGGTTTTGATAACTATTCTTATACTAACCTTATTTACTCGTTGAGCATGTTATCTATACCATCATTAGATCAGTGCCGCCCACCAGTACCCTATATATGAGCCATTACAGGGCAAAAGTACCAATAAGTACCCTATAAATAGCAATAAACGGGCATTATTAGCGATTATGAGGGGTTATAGGTGATATGTACCTATATCGATACTGCGTTGCTGTAGGGGTAAAATAGGGGATATTTGTAGAAAATGGACAGACAGGTAATTAAGAAAGTCAGCCACCACTCTATGGATGCTTATTATGTAATCATTTATGGAGCGGGTTCCTGGTGGATCAGAGGAAGATTATATATTATACATTATATATTATATATAATTTGTGGTGTTGTCAGACAATTTATTAGAACATTTAAACATGTCATTTGTCATATTGTATTTTAAATTGTTATACCCGATAATGAATACAGGTTAGATCAAACATATAGTGCCTGGAGGTAATAAAATGAAGTATACACATGAGCAAGTAAAAGTAGCCAAAGAACTTTTAGAGCGGGTTCCTGATGGATCAATCGCAAATTTACAAGCTAGGGCTAGGTCAAATAATATTCTAAAGATAACAGCTGCTGAACTTATGCAATTCTGTTATAAGAATCCCGATTCTGGAGTTGCTGATTATATCCTAGCTGAAGTTGAAAGCATGGAAAATATCGCTAAATATTATAATAATCCAAAGACTGAATAATCCCTATCAGATCCGCCCTGGTTATAAGGATAGCCGGGGTCAATCTGGCAAGGATGACCAGAATTAGAAATGGAGGTACTAGAATGAAAATTAAACCAACCATCAAAAATCACTGTGAATATTATAGAGTTTGGTCAGATATAAGAGGGGATTATCTACCGGGTGAATTTTTTGACCTTGACGAAACTATAATGTACGTCAATGACCGGCGCGAGTATTTTCATACACTGCGCATTATTAAGCACAATTATGTTAGTGTCGATATTGTCGAACTATATAGGACACTGCCACTATTCCCACACAGTAAAACACTGTCGGACCCGCTCGGGCTATTTTAGATCATATCCGGGCTGCGCATGGTACACGCGGGAGAGGAAATTACAATGAGAGAATACGGTTACGGTTTCATAGTTTTACCAGAAGAACAGAAGGTTATTTCATCCCTTGATGAAGGTGATAATGGTACTTTATTTGTCGATGTTTCCACTTGGCCGCATCCGGTCTTTCCAAGAAAACTTATTTGCACGTTCTATTATGCGGGTTGCCTTGCAAAGACTAATTACATAACAGAAGACGAATTAATGAGTAGGTTCCCATTGTCGTTTTCTAAAAAAGACGCTGGGGAAGAATATTCAGCCTTTAGGAAAACGGTTGAGACTGGATATGGATTAGTTAATAATTAGCTCATACCCTACCAGTTAAGCGATTAGCTGGTAGTCATGAGCCGGTTATTTGACCGGATTAGATCAGAATGGAGGCATAAAATGGATGACACAAAGGTTGTAATTTTAGATAAGCACGCTTCAAAGGTTCTAAGCTGGATTAATAAAGCGTCCAGTAAAAACCCCGCCAAGGTGGCATTAATGGGTGTGAATTTTAACGGCAGTATAGCTGCTGCTGATGGATGGATCGCTCATTGGGTTAATAATATTCCTGGTTTACCTGAAGACATAGAAGGAATATATGAGGTTGAAACAAAACCGGGTGCTAATATATTCCAGCAAATTGACGCCACATTTCCAAACCTTGACGCGGTGAAACCAGTTGACAAAGAAGGCGAAACGAAAATATCCTTTTCGGTGGATCCCGCTTTGCTCACTCGGATTGTCTCAGGAATGGATAAAAATACATCTGTAAAGTTCACACTACGCCCTAATAACGGTGTCTGCAATACGGTTATTGAAATATCCGGCATAGTTGACGACCAAGAAGTTAATGCCTTGATTATGCTTAGAACAGATTATTAACCCTACCCCGCCCGCCGGTTGGCATTGTAAGCCGGTGAAAGGATTACATAATGGATAACGAATTTAATCAATTAGAGATTGGTCATATATCCAGGAATGGTGCATATCGGGCAATAGGTGAGGTGGTATATAAATCGCTGAAACCCCTTAATATGCGTTCCTATATTTATACCATTGATCCGTATACAAAATGCCCTACCTATAACACGGTTGGAGATTATGTTTATTTTAGCGGCTTCGGTTGCGTCCGTGCTTATCATTTACGCAAGATCGCCGCGTTTGCCGATATATTTGAATTCCTACCTACTGAGGAAGGTTTATTAATTGCCTACGATAACACTACCTTTACGCTGAACTGGCAAGGCGTGGACGGTAAAGGCAATATCTATGAATGGAGGTTGCAATGAACGAGGAAACTAAAGAACTATTTGATAGGTTGGAATATGCCAAGAAAGCAGTTAAATCATGCCTTGAAAATGACGCGGTTAGCGTAGACTTTCACGGGCTGGCGTATTGGGCTGGTGAGGTAGAGCGGCTCAGGGAAAAGATCAAGGAAAGGTTATAACCCATGAAACGGTTCCTATTTGACTTATGCCGAGTATTACTAGGCGGGTTCACTGGCTATGGGATAGCATGGCTTATTAAGGTGCTGGTTGTGATCCCACTGGCATATATTATTAACCTATTGATTGGAGGATGAAATGGCTAATATTGAAATAAGAAAATTCCCAGAAGGTGATTTAATTGCAGCGATTGAAGGATACCCATGCAGCCATGGGATGATAATGTCATATCAGCATATTGGGCAGCACGGAGAAGCAAGCCTCGAATTAATCCACTCGCTTCCTTTTGCGGAATATACTGAGTCAATCCCGCTAATTGAAGAACTTCGATCAATTGGCTATACATCGAAGGAGGATTATTTGATTGTAAACGAATATCTTAAAGACACGAAAACATTAAAGAAGAGGAAATAGCACATGACAAGAAAATCTTATAACGAATTACAAGAGGAATTGAGGCAGGCGCATCAATACGTTACAGAACTGATCAATGACAACCGCTTCGACGTGGTGAACGAACACGCATTCCAGCGGGAAGCTGAAAAGGTTATCTCACAATTGGGACACATCGCATTGGTACGCATTCCCTTACATGACAAGCCCCCCCTCCCTCTCCCCCCCCTCAAGCGCGCCCTGCATATCAGACACCCTCATATTTTGATGGTAGGTGAACCATGGCATATTGACCTGGGAAGGGATAAGGAGATTTACTTTGCCGCCCTGTTGTCTCAGGACCCAGAAACATGGATGGAACGGGTCGCATCATCACTACGCAAGAATAACATCGCCTGTAAATGCGCAGCAATAAACTATACCCACACCATAGAGGAATGTTTATTGACCTTGCTGCAATTGGTGAGAGGTGGTGACAAATGACATTTATTATATTGTCCGTTGTTTGCCTTGGATTCCTTACCTTCGTAGGTGTTTGCTTATATGCCGGTGTAACTCTTGGCTTGAATTTGCGCTTGGAAGGTGGAAAACAGGAACTACAGGACAACAGGATAGCCAAAGAGATCGAACAACAACGGCTGATCAAACTACGGGCAAACAAGGTACTGGAAGATACCTATATGCTGGAAGCTAGGCGCGCCCTTATCTGGACACAAGCAGCAGAACACGAGTTAAGGCTTGAAGTGAACAGGCGCAAACTTGCGCTGGATATCCCCCGCTTTGACTATGAAGAACAGGAAGAGCGATTTAACCGATCAACAAAAGGAGAATAATAAAATGAACCTGCTTTATATAGATAGCCTGAAAACAGTGGTAAACCTTGACCAATTGGTTAAAACAAAATGGATTGAGGATGGTGCGCTATTACTTATCTTCACAAAAGGCGAAGAACTTATTGAGGATAAAGAATCAGCCAAAGAAGTATTTGACCGCCTGCGCAACCTGTCTTTTGTGTATGTCGTGTAACACATTCAGATAACAGGTCAATAGATATAAAGAGACTGCCTGGATGACAGTCTCTTTTATTTTACCCTGTCACCGATGTTACTGATCGCCCCGCTGATAATGCCGATCAAAAAGAAAACCACCAGCCCTGTTATGGTTGCAGTATCGAATACCCGCCAACCCAACACAACAGCCCAAACAAGCACAAGAAAAGAGATCCAACAGACCGCACAAACAAACCTGGATAACATATCAGATTATCTCCCGCGCCTTCACGTTTGCCAATATCTGATCAAACTCGGTCCGCTTTTTGTCCGGCAATTCCGATATGTATCGGTAGATAGCATCCTGGAGTAAATTGCGCACAGATGCCGCATATTGACCGCCTGAACCCATCAGGTATCCAATTGATACCAATTGCTGCCGCATTTCATGGGTCACACTGAGCGATAACTGGCTTGGAAAATCCTTGCTCATTTTTGGCATTTTTTACCACCTTTCATAAGTAACCTTTATTTTCGTTTATTTTCTACGGATTATTATAGCATAAAAAAAGCACACATCCCACATAACATGGGTCGTGTGCTATTTATAATCTTGAACCCCCCCCTTGCCTACCCCCCCTTTTTTTTAGAGGTCTATTCCTAATGCCTTTGCTAATATCACCCGCAGATCCACAACAGCGGTAAGGATAATTGTCAGGGTTATAACAAATATCGCCAGTTTTGGATGCCTTTCTATCCAACAGATGATCGACTTACGCTCCAGCGCATCCAGCCTTTTTGATTCTATATCCAGCTTCTTTCCTGTATCTGAAATGGAATTTTCCTGGAACTTCACAGCCTTATGAAGTTCCAGCATCATTTCAAGCGTTAGTCTTTGAGCGGTCTTTTGGGTTATGGCTCTATCCTCAGATAACAGGTCTTTGACGGTTTGAATGATTCCTTCACCATTTGCCATTGTACCGCTCTCCTATGAACAGATTTATGAACGCTTATTCTTTGGTGATTCTGTGTACTGCCTGCTGCCCTGAATATGCGATCACGATACCAGATATGATAATTACAAATGGATCGATGACGGCAAAGGATTCAGCGGGTACATAACTTATCACCAGGTATCCGCCAATGGCAAGCAGGGAACTTACCCCCATGTTGATATATTTCTTGAGTTCTGCGGTCAGTTTTTGGAAAGCTGGAATACGCTCCAATATCCAGGAGGCAACCAACATTGCTCCGCCTGAATAGATTATCCAGGTGAGCAGTTCGTGAACAGATGTAAATTGTGGCATAATAAACTCCTTTGAATAAAAACAATTATACACCAGATTAAACATTTTATGACATTTATCACTATATCTTTGAGAAAGAAAAGAGTAAGATAAATTCAATAAGTTGTGGTGTAATTGAGCGGCATAACCAAACCGTTCCATCGGCAGATGGGTAGCATGCCTTCGGCAGTCGGAGATAGAGGTTCAAATCCTCTCAACTTATTGACAGGGACAAGTCTGCGATGCACCAAACGCATCCATGAGGCGAAAATGGAACGACCCTGACGGGGTGCTGTGAGCAGACACATTAATCAAGGGGGGGGGGAGAGAGACCTCCACTCTTTCCCCCCAATCTATAAGGAGAATATTATCAATGTCAGAATATAAAAAATTTCCAATATATAGGTTTTCTTTTGAGTACCAAGATCAAGTTCCTGGTTCATGCGCTGTAGAAAATTACACAAATGAAAAAATGTTCAGGGAGGAACAAACCGCCGAGCAGTTAGAAAAGTGGTTTAGTGAATACAAAGACAACTTCTTAAAAAAGATACACAATGTTTATGTGCCGGACAATAACGGAGAAAGCAAGAAAAGGTTGCGGATGGCTGCATCAAAGGCTGGAATTATTATAAGAAAACCAACTATTTCAGAAGTTCGCTTTGAATCTTGGGTTCTTGGCTGGTTCAGCCATGAAACAATTGATATAGGCGAAGATAACCTTTATTATATTAACTCGTTTCGTGATTATATTGACCGTATAAAAAGGTATAATCACGAAAATGGAGATGTAGACACATGGGTAATAAAAGACGGAGAAACACATTCTATGTGGATAGACCCAGTATGTTTGATGGGGGCAGAGGATAGATGGCGTTGGCACTCTCTAAAATATCTTAAGGGGTTTAGAGCAGACAGACCAGATCATAACTTGATAATACAAGATACAGATAACCTGCCTTGTAGGTGCAGATATTGCCGTAAACGCGGTGTGGTTACAATAAGCCATTAAGGAGAATATGATGGACGAAAATAAACTTCAGGAAATATTACGGTTGCACAAACTATGGTTAGGGAATGATGACCAGGGAAAGCGCGCATACCTTCAGGGCGCATACCTTCAGGGCGCAGAAGGGATAATATCTTTTGGACCAATCGGAGAATCAAGACGCATCGGCTTTGCCTACTATTACAAAGAAACGAGAATACAACTTGGTTGTTTCAATGGGAACTTGAAAGAAACGGTCAAAGCGATACAAGAGAAATATGGCAAGAAATCCACCTATGAAGCCGTTATCAGGGCATGCGTGGCAGAACTGGAAAAGGGGCTGGAATGACCGTCAAACAAGTATTACCAAACGAACTACCATACGGCGACCTGCACAGCGTAGGCGATGTCAAAACGTTGGAAGAAGCCGAGAAGATCGCAGAAGGTAAGATAGGTTATTGGGTAGAATCGAATCAGACATTGTATATTGAGGAGAATTGAAATGTGTAATTTCTTTAGTTTTACGAGAGACGAGTTCGGAAAGAATTATTACTTTGATTGGAACCAGCGGGTCAAAATGGAACACGTTGGCGTTGATTCACACGACCATATCATCAGTTTCTATAAACTCGATCCTGATAAAGTAAATTGCTTTGAATACAATCCGCTGACTGGTGTGTTTACGGTGGATAAGATCAATACAATAGACAATAGTGTTTTAGCAGAAGAATGGGTCAGAACAGTTGATTTCAAAAGAATCGTTGAGCCGTTGATTATCAAAGAGATAGTCAATCCTCTAACTGGTAAACCAAAGAAAGTTACCAAAAGACACAAAGACTTACTAAAGAAATGGGATTCGGTCAGGGCTTCGGTCTGGGCTTCGGTCAGGGATTCGGTCTGGGATTCGGTCTGGGCTTCGGTCAGGGATTCGGTCAGGGCTTCGGTCTGG